TTTACATACTTCTTTTTACCATTGCTGATAATTTTCACAATCAACTTCTCAGCCTTCTCAATGTAGTATTCATAATTAATATTCATTGAACTTACGCTTGTTTTTGCTGGAAGATGATTTACTACTTTACAAAACCATTCACCTGCTTCAACTTGTGCCACATTGGGTGCTGTTGAATCAGAATCATCATTTTTAATCTTCATTAACTTTTCTCCATCACTTCCTAAAGTGACATAATATCTGATCAGTTTGTGATAGATCGATGGATCATGATTTTTTCTATAACCTTCGTAATGAAAATCTTTGGTTGACTTCTGTCTTAAACAAAAATCAAAAGGATTATTATGAGAAGTAATAGTTGATGTAATAGGTATATTGTCAATAAAATACCGCTCAAGAGCAATAGGAACGATTCTAGCGGACTTGTTTTTATGTAACTCAAAATCCGTAAGAAAGTCACCCTTCTTTTTAATTTCCCCATTTGTTTTAATTGCTATGTAGTCGTTAACTGATGAGAAAATAATCTTTTTGTAATCAGTTCTCTCAAGTTCATATCCTGTAAGTTTGCACCACCATTCATTAATTTTCATCATCTCAGCCAACATATCCTTATGAATTCTTAATGTCACACCATCTGTATTTGCTGATATAACATGAATATTTTTAAGTTCATAAGCTTCAATGAGCATCATTAATGAAAGTTCACCAGTAATTGTAGTGAATATTGTAAGTTGTCTGTCATACAACCAACTAGTCATTTCACTTGACTTGCCGTAAACACTATTAACAGCTAATTTCAATGCACCTACAATACCATTAATCTTTTTATCCTTTTTGGCTAAAGGTTTTAATTCAAGACGCTTCTCAAACATCTTTCGATAGCCTACAAGAAACTCTTTTCCTAAATGGTATGGAAACTGTTTATTGTTAATAATTATAGCTGGATAGTATGCTTACCCAATTTCCATAAACTTTCGATTATGGGTGGACTATATCATTATTTGAGATCTTTTTCCAGATGAATCCGTACATGCTTGGTTTATATCCAGCACATACAGAGTAAATCTGTTGCCATTTGTAATTAGGGTTCTCTTTCAATATTTCTTTGACATTTTTCCAGGTCTTGATGAAATCTCCTTGTTTAGAATATTGTTCTATTTTGAACTTTATTTTTGCATTAGAGACATTTTCTCGAAACTTTTGATTGTACTCTGGATCAGCTAATTTTTCAAGTAGAGTTTTATTTCCTCTATTTAGAGCCTCCTTATTGGTTTTGCATTCTCCAGATTCATACTGACGTTTTTTCAGTTCTGACATTGTTTGTTTCTTTTCATCTGACCATCTATTGCCATAATTGGGATTAAGAGAGCCTTTTCGTTGTTTATACTTTTCTAAGGTCTCTTTATGTAAAATCATCTTTGTTGAGCTGTCACGTCTAAGATTATACCCCTTGATTCTATCTATACTCTGATAAAAGTCAATCCAATACAATTCTCTTTCTTTTAATAACTCTTCATTAACGATTTCAAAATATTCCAGAACTTCATACTTGAAGTTTTCTTCACCATGTTTGTGCCAAGCGTTGATAAAATGTTGATTATCTTGCTTTAAATTTTTTTTACGAAGAGCTCTAATATGGTTGTATATTCTGGAGTATATGTCTATTGATTTCCCAATGTAGACTTTACTGTCAATAGTGTTAGTAATCATATAGATACCACACTTTTTGAAATGTTCTCGTAGTATTTTCATATTAAATGAAGTTACTACATATTACCCTAATTTCAAAGAACTTTAATCTCAAATACTCCCTGTTTAGTCTCTGAACCTTGATCTTCCTTTTGAAGACCCTTGGCTGCGGATTTGCCAATCTTTATCTCTTTTACCATACCCAGGTTGTTAATCTGGCCACTACACGTGTCACCACTGTAGATTGGTGTATAAAGCTCTCAGGCGGTTCCCGTCAATTTAAGGAGTTTTAGTTTCGCCATACTGTTAACGAAACATCCCAGTCAATAATCAAATAATCTTCATCCTCTTCAAAGATTTCAGGCTTGTTTTCTGAATGAAGACCACCTTTCATGAATGAATATACATTGTCATAGAAATTGATCTTCTCATTCAAGTCGTCCATCATTCCTAAACGCATACCTTTCAACTTTTTGAGAAATTGGTCCAGTTGTACAGTTTTAAATGTTACATAAGAAGCAATACAATTTGATATGAAGATGTACTTTCGAAACTTACCTTTTTTTGGTAAAGATTTAATATCTATTCTTTTCTCTATTGAATAATATTTCTTAATAATCTCATCACCAATTTTACTATCTGGATAATTCATACAGGATATACCAAACTCATTCTCAATATCTTTTCTGAGCTCTATTTGATTATTTTCTTTGTAAAGAGGATGATTAGTTTCTCCAATTGTAACCTTGTAAAACTCATAGGTTGACATTACATCATTCTTACAATATTCCCTAGTAAGTTTTACATCGTTTAAAGTCATACCTTCTTTAAGGTGATGAATAGGCATCTCTTCAATATTCTCAAGATCCATTTCAAACTGAAGTCTTTTGAGACTCACTCTTCGATTTTTATTGTCATAATGATGTATTCTAAACAAATCAATCTGTTTCAAGGATAGTTGATCTTCTCTGTATTCAGCAAATACATCATAATTTGCATCATGAATAACATCTTGTGCTTTTTGAGAAATTATACCAGCAACTTCAAGATTAGATTTCTCTGCCCAATTTTGATAATTTCTAAGAACCCATTCAACAACTTGACTATCAAATCTTAAATTATTGTAACCAACCCAATAATATTGTTCATGAGCATCACAAAATTCTTTAAACCTATCTAGATGATATTTACTCTTACTCACTTCAAACTCTAAATATTTATCTTGGTAAGGAATATAAATTCCCACCAAAAACATTTCTTTTAAAGTTTCAATGTCATAAATTAATACTGATTCCATATTTTCATTTCATTAATAATTTAATTAATAGTGTATCTCATACTAAAATCTTCCAAATTCGATTGTAAAGCATCATTATCTAAATCAATAGTACAATCGATTGATGATATTTCTCTAGACATAATGATCACTTTAATTAAATCAGATTCAGTCAATATCAATTTTTTTGATTTGTTTTTCATAGTTTTCATAGTTTTCATAGTTTTACATGGTTTTTGAAATTCGATTTTTAAATAAAGAGATTTACGCATTGCGTAAACACATACGTTATGTGCCATGTTAAGAGAACTCCGAACGTAGCACTGGGATAATTTTTAAAAGCCATTCCTCTGTATCACCAGTATTTTTTATCCTAACTGAATCTTTCTCGAACAAATCATCGAAGCGTTTTTCCAATTTTTTAAAGTTAAATTTTTCAAACTTTTTTAATATTTCATTTGCCTCTTTTTCTGTTTTTACATCAAAATAAAATATAGCTTGGTTACGTCTATCATATTTAGGCTTCCAATTTGCTATCCTTATTTTTAACGCTCCTATACTGCAAACACCAAGCTTCCAAGTCAGTGCTATGTTTTTAAATTTTTCTCCTTGATATGACCAATCATTTTTTAATCCATAGGTTGAAGTAAAACACGGCACATAACACTCGCTATAAGGAATGTCGGGTGTTGTGGTATTTTGAAGGTCTGTGCTTTTATCTATCATTGTTTATAATTTGAAAGTGAGTAGTTCTAAATCCGCCACTACTCATAGCGGATGCTGTTGTGTCACATTTAGGAAGACCAGATATAGTTGTCATTTTGATCGAATTGATTATCTAATTCTGGTATAGGTTCGCATTCCTCCCATCTTTCATCCTCACTGATTTTATTTACCCTCTTATATGCTTTTCGGCATTTAAGACAAATACGATAGGTTTCCCCACCATATCTATTCCTACCTCTTACTTGCCATTTATGATGATGTGATAAATAACGTGACACAACACCAGATATGAAAAAATAAAAGCATATTGTTAATAGAGTAATTCCTAATCCTAATAATATTGTGTTCATGCCTTAAAGTTTTGTTTTCTAGATTCTTTTACTTTTCATATCTGTCGGACGTTAGAGAGCATTAATACCAGCCCCAAGAAACCCCTAACATTATATTAATCTTGTGTCCTTGATCTTCAAGTGGTTTTAATAATACTTCCTCCCAATCAAAATAATCATCATCTAAATCAGTGCTTGCAGGTATTCTAACTTCATAATTTTCATCATCCTCGTAGGAATATAAGACAGCTAAACGCTCTCTAACACCACCCTTACAAGATTGGATTTCAGTGGTAGGTTGATCTTTTGTAGGTTCCATATTGTTTTCAGTTAGTTGATATTATCGTTTCATTTTTCCCGACCTCGTCAAGCCCTTTCCGTTATGGGCAATTTAAAAACCCACACACAAAATTAGACCACCATTCAAAAGCCTTCTTTTTGCAATCAATAACAGAATTACCTTCCGCTATTCCAATACCTCTGCTAAAACACCACAAAGTAGCTTCATAGTAATTGTATGGATATGTTTGTTCTGTTATTTCTATACAAGCATCACCAACCGTATGTGGCATTGGTACTTTAGCATTAGCCATTACCCTGTAAATATCAGAAGCCTTTTTTTTAGGCTCATCAATCCAATTTAGTTCTTTGACAAAACTGCCCATAAAACCGTGTATAGGTAATGTGGGTTTTTCGTTTAATTCATTCATAATTTCTATTTATTAAGTTTGTTTATAATTTGACAGGATAGTGTTTCAATCACGCAACGAAACCATACCCAAGTACGTTAGCGAGCATTAGAAAGACCAATTAGTATAACCAAATGTTAGTTTTCCTATTGTAAGTGTGCAATCATAACACGTATCTTTTGGATTGTCTTTTTTTGCACCATTATCTCCAAAGGTTATTTCATTGGGTTTTTGCCAAATTCCGTAATAGTTACCAAAAGATACTGACTTTGAGTGATACCATTTAGTTCCGTTATTTTTACGGTTATACCATAAAGTCCATCCGTTTTTATGTCTGTCAAAGCTAAATAGAGAAATAACGGTGGGTAACAATGTATATAAATCATTGCTACTTCCTTCTCTTAATTCAGCGTTATTTTTATTTTCAATCATTGTTTTTTATTTAAAAGTTGATTCTATTTTTACGCAACTCTTCATATACTAAGCGTTAGGCACTAATTAGTTTGCCCAAACACCAATATATATCTAAACATCTTTTTCGCCTTGTTGCTAATATTGTGCCAGCAAACTTGCTATTATCAGGGCAAACAAACATAGTGCTAACAATAGATAAACCAAATAGCTGTTTTCGTGCTTGCCATTGGCTCATCTCTTTGTTTTTAAGTTTGTCTAATATCAAATCGTATTCTTTCATATTACGCTACTTTGTTTATCATTATACGTTAGCACCAATACTATGAATGTACCTCCGATTGTTCTTTAATCCATTGAGTGAAGTGCAAAACATAAGCAGGTTCAAATCCATTTGTTTTTAATGGGTGTTCTGATTTCATAATTACATCCATTGCGTTCTTTGGAAGTATTCGTTCATTTTGTTCTTCACTCAATTTGCTGTCAAGATGTTCGTGAAATTCAATCCCGATTTCATCAATATCTTCGTTACTAATTTCATTCCCAAATTCAGGGAAATTTTTTCTGATAAAGTATCTAAATGTATCTTTCATTCTATTTAAATTTTGTTGTTACTAAGTATAAGCCATTGAAAAAACGGCTCATACACTCGTCCGTTACCAATAAGCGTTAAATCGGTTCATCTATTTTCTTTCGTGTTATGCTCTCGTAAATCTGAGTTAGTTCTTCTACGCTACCAATCCATCTAAATGCAACAGCAACGTATTTGCCTTGTCTCATTTCAGCATATCCAATATAAAAACTGTCTTGCCAATCTGTGTTAATAGGTGTATTATAGAACAGGCAAATACTATTCTTCACCCAATAGTTCATATTTTCAAATAACTCAAATTCACTCTGTCCTATATCCTTAAAGTTAAGTTCTTGTAAAACGCCAGTAGTTATCAATGTATATAATTCATTGTTGTGGATTCTGCGTTTTTGTATTCTTTTTGCTTTCTTCATCTTTGTTTTATTTTGTTAGTGTCGTGCTATTAAGCAACAACGAAATCATATACAAATCGTTAGCGGTAATACTGCGACATTGCTTCGTAGAAAGTTTTTGCCATATTTTCAAACTCTGCTAAATCAATTTCTTTGCTAACACACATATCAATTCTGTCTTCACCTAAAATCATGCATTCGTACATAATTGCTATTCTATTTGCGTATGGGTCACGGTCTGCGTACTTTCTAAAATCATAAAATAATATACCTATCTGATAAATTTTATTTTCACCATTTTTAAAAGTTTTCCAATAACAGAAATCTTCGTTTTTATGATTTTGAACGTATCTTCTGTATCCTAATTCTTTAAGTTTGGTTTCCGTTTCAGATAACCATTCATCCCAAGAAGTACTGCCGCTAACACTCGCTATAAGTAATGCCTTATCGTTATTTTTTGTATCCTGTTCTTTGCTCATTTTTTAAGTATTTTAAGTTAGTGTAGTAATCTCTTAAAGGTCGGCTACTTGCCATACACAAACCGTTATGCCCCATAGTGAGCAACAACCTTTTTATATATTTCCTTGATAGTATTCCAACTAACAGGCACTTTTTCTGTGTATTCTACCAATTCCACCACCTTACTATATTAATCCTTTAGCATTCTACTTCCAGCACCGAGAAATTGTATCTAACTTAGCCCATCTCATCGCTGTGTGGGTACTAAAGGTTATTAATGTTATACTATCTACTTCTTTGATCCATGTACCATTTACAAAATTCTTTTTCAGTTAGTTTATTAGCTTCCATCCAAAGATTTCTATCATAAGGTATCTTTGATTCCATATTATCCAAACGATAATTGGCATATTTTATCAACAAATCATTGATTGATAAATTTTCATTAGCTTGTATAAATTCAAATACACTCATGAAGTTTGATACCTACCATGTCCAAACTTTATCAATGATGAGATTATACCAAATGGCACACAAGATTATTGTACCAATTGTTAGCAATACTAGTAATTCTGCATTTTCTTGAATAAATTTTTTCATATTTACTTAGTTTTAATTAAATTAATTAATTGTAGTCAGGAAAAGTTGTAAATCTAATCCTGACTAAATTTATTTATTCTCCATTTCTATGAGCGTATTTCACACCTTCAAGAGTGATTGATAAATCTCCATTTCCATATCTACCAGGATTGAAGAATTCATCAACTTTTGAATCAATTCCAGATAATGCTGATGTTAATTTATCACTCATTCTTCTCTTTAATCTTTTAATAGCTTTGATCTCAAGTTCTTCCATAGGAAGGATTTCATCACCAAATCTAGCAATCATGTGTTTTACATAATTGTAAGAATCAATTTTAATGTAACCTACAACCAATGGATCAGGAGAAGCATCATCGTACCAGATGCAGATTTTGTCAAAGTATTGTTCTTTCTCTGCAAGAGCAATCTCTTTCAACGCCTCTCTTGGGATTGTTGATTTATCGTACTTTTTATAATCAACCACTTCTGGACAAAGAATAGCAAAGATTCTTTCAAATTTTTTGTTCATGTGGATGTAAGGAGAAGGATTCTTTTCCGATTCTCCTTCTGACTTTGGTTCGATCAATTTCAATTGACCTGTCATACCAAGTTCTACAGCAAGCTGTTTCCACTCTTCTGTTACTTCTGGATTACCAACCATCTCGGCCAGTTCTGGTTCCAAATAAATTTCTACTGCCATAATTCTATTTTGTTTTTTATTTGTAAAATATAAATTTGATTCTTTACTTCTTCTATCTATTAAACCTTTTAATTCTTTTCCTTTAGATTTTGTCCATCTTAAAAATTCATTTCTAATCTTAACATCATCTGGATTGTTATTAATCATCTTTAAGAGTTTTGATTTTCTAAAATTTCCATATCCAACATTGTAAATAAAACTAATCAATGCAGATTCTTGATAAGTGTTTAATTCAATAGTAATCAATTGATTTAATCTTTCTTTTATTTCATTGGCGTGTATTTTATAAAGTTCATTTGCTTTTTTAATATTAATAGAGTCTCCGATTTTTACTGGATCTCCATTTTTGTAATGTGTGGAACCAATTCCGATTGTAGGGATTCCTGAAGGACATTCATAAGCAATTAATCTTATTCCTTCAAATTCTTTAATCAACACTTTTGCTATATCAACAGTATTTTTACTGAATGATGACATTGGTGAATAAACCAATAGCGTTACAAATATTAAAGCTCGTATTAACCAGTAATTTTTCATGTTATTAAAATAAACAATTTTAATTATTATTCAAACTCTTCTTCAAACTCTTCTTCAAATGGATATGTAAATATTACAAGATTATTTTCTTTTTCTGGTAGGATCTCATCAAAGTCGTTATAAGATTGACTATCTACGAGAAGAAAAACTTTACTTTCATATAATTGAATAATATTGTTCAATATCTTAATGTTTACAATTTCCATTAATTCTTCATCATTGTCGTAAAACCATCCTATATCTTCAGAATAAGCTATCACATCATCTAATTCATTCGGATTATCTACTTCAATTGTTAATAATACATCTATGGGAAATCCATTTTTTGAAAAGAATTTATCATAATCATTTTCTTCAATATCTTCTTCTAGTTCCCAAATTTCAACAAACTCTCTATCAGTACCAGGATAAAGACTGTTGATAAACCACATCCCTTTTTCAATCTTTTCAGGTTGGTAGAATTGAGTTTTAAGATTCACTTCTATCCATAATACGTTTTCATTTTCCATCTCTTTCACGTTCAAGTTTCTCATTAATTGCATCAGCTATCCATTGACCCATGGTATTCTGGAACCGTTCAGCGTATCCTGGTTCACTTTTCATTAAGTTTTGAATAGCTCCCCACCCTCTTATTAAAGATACAGGATCATTACCTAATTCAGGAATATCAATTTGAGCAATCATTTCAATTCCTTTTTTCTTCTTCCCCCAGATATATCCTCCTCCGTATTCATCATAATAAACCTCATCTCCGATGAAGCGATGTATGTCTTTTTTGTCTATTGGTGTCATTGTTTCTGTTCGTTATACCAGTTTAAGAATTGCCAAATTACTTGTATCGATGCTTCTAAAGAATCTTTTGAAGTTTGAATGAATACTGGAGTATCAATATCTTCATGCTTCCAAATGGAGGAAGCTTCTGCTACTATTCCATACAAATATCCTTTTTGCTGAATTTTTTTAAAGACCTCCATTATCCAATTCCAATCTGAGTGGAATTTTAATTCATTAGTTGTTATTCCATATTGGTTTTCAGTAGAAACCCATAATTCTAAATTGACCATTCCTTTGTTTTTCCATCCAAGAAACTCAGCACAGAGTTTATTGTATTCTTGTTCGTTGTATTCTTTTAAGTCCATATCAATTTTTTTACAGTTCCTTGTTGCTTTTTTTCTGAGTTAATGAAATACTCTTCAGCTTCTTGTTCTAATATTTTCATAACTTAATCACCACTGTCTAAATACCAACGTAATTCATACTCTTCATCATCTTTCTTCACCTTCACAGACATTGATTGCCATGATGCTGGCCCTGTTTTTGTGTAGGTACCTTTAACCCAAAAGGGTTTTAATTCTTGTTTTAGGTCATAAGTTTTTTGGCTCCAACCATTTTCCCAACCTAAATTAATAACGCCCAGCTTAGCTGAGCGTCCGTATTTTTCCAATGTGTCGTTAATTGTCATTTTTACTTTTCTTGGTTTATTACTTTTACTACTTCCTTTTTCACTTTTGATTTTCTGTATTCTGTCCAAAGATATTCAAGAGTAGCTAGATGTGTCATTGAATAGTTAATTCCACCATTCAACAACTTTTGTGCTTCTCTCGGACTCACTTCAAAATCAATACAAAACTGATTTATGGTGGAATCAGTTTCTTCCATGTATTTTTGAAATTCTTTACTGATAGAAATTAAATCAGCAACAAATTTTCTTTCCCAACCTTGTAAGGAAGAGACATATTTCAACAACTCATTATTCCGATTTTTCATGACTTTGATATTTTTTTTATTTCATTGAATATGTGAATAAATGTTTCATTAAAATTATAATTTTCTGAAACAGTGCTTCTGATACCAAGAGGTTTCAAATTATTTGGTCTTTCAATTACTTTATTTTTCATTATTTTTTAATTTTATAATGGTACGTGATATTGCACGATGTCTATACCACCAATTTAAAACAAACTGATTAGAAGGCCACCAATAACCTGTGCTATCTTTAAAATATGCAAATTCAATTAATTCTGGTACATCATCATATAAAACAGCCACCTCAAGAGTGTAATGTCTTTGATAAAGAAAACAAAGTCCTGGGCTATATTTATTATGAAAACTTCTTAAGAAAATATGTTTAAAATTTAAATATAAAAGAGTTTTCAGTCTTTTAATTTTTTCTTCTTTTTTAAATGTTGTCATTTTTATATTGATTAAATTAAATTAAATTAATAAAAAAAGCCCTTACAATTTGCAAGGGCTTGAAAGGGTGACTTTCAACTTTATTCTATTTCACCGTTCAGGTATTTTTCAAGCTGTTGGGCTAGGAATTCGCCTAATTCCTTTAAAAGATTATCGTCACTTAAATCTATATCTGATTCAGAAACAAGTAAGTGAGGATCAAGATAAACTCTAC